AATATTATTGATTATTCTGTATCATTTTTAACTAATAATACTATTTTAACTTATATATTACTTATTATTCAATATTTTAATTAAAAATAATATAAATAGTATAAATAATATGAATAATATAAATAGTATGAATAATATAAATAGTATGAATAATATTAAAAAAAAAAATACAATAAATTTAGTAAAAAAAAATAATATAAATATATTATTAATTTTAAGTGGTCTTTTGTTTGGATATATGTTTTTTTCTTATTTTGAATATAAATATTATAATTGTAGTTATATATTATCATTTTATTGTATAATTATAGGAGTTTATATATCATATAAATTATTGTTAAAAAAATATAAAAGTGTGTTAGATAATTTAATATTAGTATTATTTATAAATATAATTTCATTTCACACTATTCATGTTTATCATAAATATAATAATTTATATGGAATAGATTCTATTATTAATACACTATTAACAACAAAAAATAAATTACACATTACTATTAATCAATCAAATTAATTTTATTCATAATATCAGTAGTGCTTATTTCACTACAGTATTGAATTTCTTTAAATTTATTTATAGATTTAGGATAAGCAAAAAATTCATCTTGTTTATTAGCATCATTTGGATTACTAAATCCATGAACAACTAAATCTATATTATTTTTTTCCATAAATTCTTTTGTTAATATTAATGGTGGATTTTCAATAATTTCGTCTACATATTTAATATTTTTAATAATTTCATATCGATGTTTTTCTTCTATTATTGGACGTCTTTTATAATTTTCAGCTACATCATCACCAATAATACCTACAATTAAATATATATTTGAATCTAATTTTTTACATTTTTTAAATGATTCTAAATGTCCATAATGAAATAAATCAAAAATACCATCTATATATACTCTCATATAATTATAATATACTATTATTTTTCTATATAAAATAATAAAGATATTATAATAAATAATATTGAAGAACCAGGGCCAAAATGTTTAGTGTAATGAATATATTTTTTATTAGGACAAAAATTTTTTAATTGACTTAATTGAGTATTTACTTTTGAAGAAGCCAAATTATAATGTTCTGAACAACCTAAATGTAATATAGATGTAAAACTTAATACAATTAATATAAATAAGATATTTGTTTTATTTTTAAACGGAATTTTAAATAAAAGTAAATAATATAAGCCTATATAGAAAATATAATCAGTATAATGATCTAATAAATCACCAAAATAAGTTTCCATTTTATATTTACGAGCATAAAATCCATCTAATGCGTCAAATAAATATGTTAATATTAAAAATAATATACCTAAATAATATTCTTTTATGTGTAAATAATATAAACATAAAATTGAACATATAATATTAATTCCTGTTATCATATTAGGTGTAAAATTAAAATATTTAAATAAAGGACATAATAATTCACTAATATCAATAAATATATTATCTATAAAATTATCAATATTTTTTTTTATTTTTCTCATATTATAATTAAATATATTTAATTTTAAATATAAATATATTTAAAAAAATAAACAAATAATTATTTATTAACATATTAATGACTGTTGAAATTGACTTATTTAATGATTTAGATATAAATAAAAAAAATGATTTTATTGATCATATAAAATATATTTCAGGAAAGTTAGTAAATTCGGTAGTGAATTGCTATTTAATAAAAATTCTTGGTGTAGATTATGAAAAAAATTATTTTCCATTAAAAGATTTTCTTGGTATTATAAGTGTTTATCATTATCCAGAAGAATTTTTATTAAATAGTGAAGAAAAAAAAAATATAACTGATTTTATGAATAATATATATGATTTAAATAAAAATTATAAAACAGTAGATATAGCAGATTTCGTTGAAAAAAATATAAAACCTATTAGTCAAAAAATGAAAAATATTTTTGTTAAAATTATGGATAATAACAGACAATCTATATGTGAAAATTATAGTAAAATTTATCATAATTTAAAAAATTTAGAAAAAGATATTGATGATGAAGATAGTAAAAATCATATTAAAACATATAAGGAACATTATTATAAATTATTAAAAGAAATATTATTAGATAATACTGATTCATATTTAGAACAACAAGAAAAAACACAAGAAGAAGATAGAGAATATGATAATTTTAGAAAAACATTATTTATGGATAATTTAAAAAAAGATTTAAGTAAAGAACCACCAAATTTTAGTGGTATTGTATATTTGATTGATATTATTCGTAAAAAATTATGTTTTATTTCACCAGTACATTCAAAATATAATCATATTAAAGAAAATATTAATAGTATTTTAGATATTGATTATTTTAAACAATTAGCAAGTAATAATGTCTTTGATACTAGTAATTTATTAAATGTATTTCAATTTATTGTAGAAAAAATTACTGAATTTCAGGCTGAAAGTGATAGTGAAAAATTAAAAGAGTGGGTAGATACAATTAAAAAAGATTATTTAGAAAATTTTTCAAATGATAAATTACCAAAATTAATGGATATGATATTAAATAAAATAGAAGAATTAGAATTAAATGTATCAAAATATAGAGAACATATTTATAAAAATATGAAATAATATTATATAAATTTAATTCAATATTTAAATTTAAAATTGATTTTTTTTTATATATATTTACCTACACCCTGATCCTAATCCTATATTTTAATGCAAAAACTTTTAAAAATTATGAGATATATTTTTCCTTTTGATAATAATGTAAAAAATATTTTATTTTATCTAACATTATCACCATTAATTAACTGTCTCCTTACAAATATTTATTATTATAATTGTGGTGGTTATATTTCAGGACCCATGGATGTTTTATCATTAGTAAATCCTTTTAATTCTTGTAATTATTTATGTTATGTAACTGCTACATTAATGACAATGAATTTATATATAAAATCATATATCTTTTATATTACAATGATTTTTCTGATTACATTATGTATTTAAAAATTAATATTATTTATTTTAGTAATATTATGATTTACTAAGGTATTTTTTTTTACAATATTATAACTATGATACATTTTTAATTCTAATAATCTTTTATCAAAATAAGGTAAAATAATAAAAGAAATACCATAACAATAATAATAATTTTCAGTAAAATAATAAATAAAATATGTATCAAATAATAATTTTGATATATTTATTTTTTGCTGTTCTATAAAAAATGGATCTATAAAAATAGAACTTATTTTATTTGTTTCTTCAGGAAAAATATTTTTATTAAGAGTAGTAAATTGAAATAAATTACAAGATATTACTTCATTATCTAAACTATTTTTAGAATTATGATATGTTTTTGAATTATTTTTCCAATATAAATAACTATTATAATTATCAAATATCATAAAATTATTATATATATATTCTATTTGATCCAATTCTGGTCGCCACTGTTTTATTTGAGTTGCCATATATAAACGTTCATTACAATAGTCAAATTTATTCATATAAAACTCTATACATTTTTTGAAATTTTTATTAATTAATTTATATTTATTTACATCATTATAATCATAAATACATAATATTTCTGATATTTTTTCAATAATATCTTCATTTAACATAACAATAAAATTTATATATAAATATAAAAAAAAATCAATTTTAAATAAGGAAATAATAGAATTAATATTTATCAGTAACTAATCTCATACTGACAAATTGACTTTCCATTTCTTGAATAAATAATTTAGTACAATAAGGCATACGAACTTCATCAAAACTATAATTATTATTACAAAATTTACAAGAATATATATTTTTACGTGGATTTACAATTCCTACTCTTCCACACATTTTACATATATAACATTTATAATTATCAGAACGTACTGTATATGATTCTTTAAGGAAATTTGATACACCATGGGATATTAAACTATCACGTTCCATCTCACCTAAACGTAAACCACCTTCACGAGCTCGACCTTTTGCTGGTTGTCTTTCTAATACTGTTTTAGGTCCTACATCTCTTGATTGAACTTTATCATGAACCATATGTTTCATTCTTTGATAATATTGAACTCCCATAAAAATAGATGCTGTCATTTGTTCTCCACTATATCCATTATATAATATTTCATTTCCATGTTGTTCATAACCAGTATTTTCCATCATTCCTATTATATTTTCTAATTCATTTTTATTTTCAAATGGTGAAGCATCATAAAATGACCCTAATAAACTACAATTTTTACCAGTTATACATTCTAATAAATGACCTGTAGACATTCTACTAGGAACTCCATGTGGATTAATTATTATATCCGGAACAATACCATCTTGTGTAAATGGCATATCTTCATGTTCTAAAAGCATACCTACAACACCTTTTAATCCATGTCTTGAACCAAATTTATCAGCAAATTCTGGTGTACGTTCCATTCTTATTCTTATTTTACAAAATTTACTTTTATCTGAATGTTGTCCTGAAAAAATACCATCTACAACTCCAAAATCATTATGATGAATAGTTATACTTTTATCTATAGTATTTCCATCATTAGTACTCATTTTACCTATAATAATATCATTATCTGTTATATATGTATTATTTTTAATTATGCCATTTTCTTCTAAATAACTATAATTATTACCTGTTTTTCGATTTAATTCATCAGGAATACCAAAATATTCTTCATTTTCTATATATTCTATATAAGTTCTATAATAACTTGATCTAAATAAACCTCTATCTAATGCTGATTTATTTAATATTATTGAATCTTCCTGATTATAACCTGTATAAGAAGCAATAGCAATTACTACATTAGTACCACCTGGCATATCATTATATTTTATATTATTTGATATTTTAGTTATTACCATAGGTGTTTGGGGATAATGTAAAATATGACCCATTGTATCCATACGTTTATTAAAATTAGTAGCAAATATACCAACTGATTGTTTTGCTTGAGCCATACAAAATAAATTACGAGTTTTAGGATTATGATTCATAAATGGAATAATACTTGGTAAAGCACCAAATATTAATTTTCCATTCAATTCTAAATATTTATATTTTCTTTCGTTTATTTTATTTTCATCTAAACAAATTAATGTATATAAACTTTCTTGAGGATCTATATATTCTATAGGTGCTTGATTTATTTTTAATACTTCTTTATTTAATTCTATTGTTTCTTTATTTAATGATTTAATTCCTTCTGATAATTTCTTTTTTTCATCTTTTGTTAATCTTCCTTCTATTAACTCTTTCCAAGAACTTGAATCATGACTACTATTTCTTACTAATTCATTTTTATTAGTTTCCTCATTAAATTGTAATACATAAATTAAACGAATACAACGTCCAAAATCTGTTAATATATATAATTCCTTATATTCATAATTAAATGCTATTGATATTTGATTTAAATTTGTATTATCATTTATAGTTAAATTATTTCTTTTTATTAATTTTAAAAATTCTATTATTTCTAATATATTATCATCTGTATAAATTCCTATTAAACATCCATTTATAAATATTTTTGTATGACTAGCATATAATGATGGTTTAACAGTATTATTAAATGATATAAATCCTCTTGTTTTTTCAAATAAATTTAAAAAAGTACTATGAGCATTTTTATTTGAAACAGATATTATACAACCTATTGCCATATTTTTAATTAAACCTGAATTACCTCCATCAGGCGTATCAACAGGACATATATATCCCCATTGTGTAGCATTTAATCTACGTGGACCAATTATTTTCATATTTGAATCAATTGGAGTTTGAATTCTTCGCAAATGAGATATTGTTTGTAAATAACTTATTCTTAATAAATCTTGTACTAAGCCTTCTTTATTAAAAGAATATCTATCTCTATTTATAGTTTCGTTTAAATTTAAATCAGTTAAAGTTTTTTGAGTATCTCTTACACCCCAATTTCCCTTAAATCCTCTTTTAAAACCTTCACTAATTATATTTTCATTACTTTTCAATAAATTTTTTAATCTTTCTTCATCCGCACCAGATTTTATTTCTAATATATTAGTTTTATTTTCTAAATTTAATTCTGAAATTAATTTATTTAATATTGTATTTTTAA